AGGCACCGATTATACCGGCTCGCCGCCAGCGTTTCCCACCCCCCCTATAATTTTTCCTCCTCGAGCTCCATAGCGGCCTGTATAAGCCGTATACGGCCTTTCACGCCCAATTCATTATAGATTCTCAAGAGCTCAATTTCTTCTTTGGAGAGGACCCTTTCTGAATTATTTACCGTAACCGTTCCGGAGTTCTGTCCTATTACGCCATTATTCGTTTGAACGCTTGCGACATTATCGGTCCAGCCCATCAGGTAGCCGGGTGCCACGCCAAGGGCCCCGGCAATCTTTTCGACTGTAGGACGTTTCATATTGATAACAACACCAGTTTCGTACTTATTTATAGTAGCCTTGGTAACGCCCACACGTTTTCCCAGTTCTTCCTGCGTCATGCCTATATCTTTTCGCCGGTTTTTGATTCTTACGCCTATATCATCAGCCATAAAAGCGCCTCCTTTGATTTGCTTTCTTAATTATATCGTAGTTCGAGAAAAAAATAAACAAAAAATTGAAAAAAGCTATTTACAAAATCAATGTTTTACGATATAGTTAGTATCGTGACAAGCTACTTTAGACCTGCGCAGGCTACTTGTCACGAAAAGGAGGCCCAAATGAATAAATCACTCTTTTTAAGTGTCATGGTGAAAAACCAAGATACGCAGGGAACACTGGCACAAGCTATGGGTCTAAGTTTATCAAGGCTAAATGCGAAAATTAACGAACGGGGCGGAGCAGCGTTTACGCAGTCAGAAATCGCTTTTATCATTCGCCGTTATAGCCTGACAAACGATGAAGCTGTGGAAATTTTTTTTGCCAAAAAAGTAGCGTATTAAGATACTTTAAAGGTGAAAATTATGAAACCAGAGCAGGCTCAGCTTTATGCTGAAATCGAAAGGAGAACATTGGAAGACTTGCTGGAAGCTGCCAATGCGTTCTATGACAATCCAGCGAACAGACAGGCCTTTGAAGCCTGGGAAAAAACCGAGGAGGGAAAACAATATGCAGCTTACTTTAAACATCGACATGACACCAGAAAATCTGGAAAAACTGAAAGTATTTTGTGAGGATACTAAAGCGGCTCCTGATAAGAAACCGGCCGCGAAAACGGCAGTACACAAAGCAGATAAGCCGAAAACAGGCGTTACAGAGCAGAAAGGTACCACAGAAGAGCCAAAAGCGCCTGAAACAAAAAATATAACGCTGACAGACGTTCGGGCCGTTGCCTTAAAACTCTCTAAAGCGGGCAAGTCCGATACTCTGAAAGAAATCTTTGCGAAATTCGGTGCTGCAAAACTTTCCGAAGTTCCTGAAGATAAATACGCAGAACTGATGGAGGAATTGTCAAATGCCTAACGGTCATGCACTCTTGTCCGCCAGCGGCGCAGCTAAGTGGCTAAGCTGCCCGCCAAGCGCAAGGCTGGAAGAAAAATTCCCGAATACTTCCAGCGATTACGCAAAAGAGGGAACTGTCGCCCATGCCCTTGCTGAAATGTCCGCAAGATATAATCTTAATGACATTTCCAAGCGACAATTTAACGCCCAGAAGAAAAAGCTCCTGGCTACTGAGGACGGTAAGAAATTCTATAACGAAGAAATGCAAGAGCATGCTGGAAACTATGCAGAGCTTATTTATAACAAATTGCAGGAAGCAAAGGACCGAAGCGAAGATGCTTTTGCAGAGCTCGAAGTCAAAGTCGATTTTTCAAAATGGGTGCCAGAAGGATTTGGCACGGGCGACTGTATTATTGTAGCCGACGACTGGCTGGAAATTATTGACCTGAAATACGGCAAGGGCCACCGCGTGGAAGCTGTAGGCAATCCGCAGATGCGGCTTTATGCATTAGGGGCTATCGAATATTATGGTACGCTCTATGATATTAAAAATGTTCGCATGACAATATATCAGCCGAGACTTTCCGGCATCCAAAGTTCTGATGAAATCTCAGTAACAGAGCTTTTAGACTGGGCGGAAAACGTTGTAAAACCGGCAGCCAAACTTGCTTTTGCTGGCGAAGGCGATTTTGCTCCATCCGAAGAAGCCTGTAAGTTCTGCAGGGTAAAGGAACAGTGCAAAGCACGGTATGAAAAGAATCTTGCTTTATTTGATGAAGCTATAGACCCGTTGCTGATTACTGCGGATGAGGCCGGTGAGGTTTTGGCAAAAGCAAAAGATATTAAAGCCTGGCTGACGGACCTTGAAAACCTGGTACAGAGCGCTCTTCTTTCTGGTACAAAAGTACCGGGCTGGAAAATTGTAGAAGGCCGAAGCAACCGGGTAATTACCGACAGCGGAAAAGCAGCCGAAGCATTCAAAAAAGCCGGCTATGAAGATAAGCAGATTTACAAGCCGCAGGAATTGATTACTCTGACGCAGATGGAGAAAGACTTTGGCAAGAAAAAAGTCGCAGATCTTATTGGCTCTTTAATTGTAAAGCCCCAGGGGAAGCCTACGCTTGCACCTGAATCCGATAAACGGCCAGAGTTCCAGCCAGAAGAGGCGGTACTTGCCGCCTTCGACGAGAAATAGGAGGCTGTTATGCGGTTATATGAGAAGCGACGACGCCGTCGCAGGCGTCAAAGGTTTGTTATTTTGTCCATATTCGCGATTTTGGTTATAGGCCTTGCCTTTTTACTAATCATAAGGACGAAAACACAATATGGGGCTTCTGGTGAGCCCACAGAACTATCCAGAGAGCCGCCTACAGCAGAAGCTGCGCCCAAAATACAGCATATGAAGTGCGAAGGCCAAATAATAGATACGAATGCGCCAAAATATCCCAGGTTTTCTTACAGCAAAGATTGGGGTGCATATGATTCTTACTTACTGGCAAAAATTGCAATGGCCGAAGCCGAAGGTGAATCCGTAAAAGGCAAGGCCCTGGTTATTCTGGTTGTTCTTAATCGTGTGCGGAGTGATGATTTCCCTGATACTATCAGCGAAGTCATTTACCAGGACAACCAATTTACGCCAGTCACAAACGGTCGCTTTGCCGCCGTAGAACCGAATGCCGCCTGCTGGACGGCTGTAGAATCTGTTCTGGCTGCCCAATACGACTATTCCGAAGGAGCCTTATATTTTGAGAGTTGTAAGACCGCAGATAACTGGCACAGTCAGAATCTTAAATTTTTATATCAAGTAGGGAATCACAAATTTTATAAATAAAGGAGATTAAAAACATGAGTACACAGATTACCACCGGAAAAGTAAGACTTAGTTACTGTAGCCTGTTTGAGCCGAAGGCGAATAATAATAGCAGCGACGGCCAGGAGAAATACAGCGCAACGCTTTTGATTGATAAAGGCGACAAGTTCACCCTGGATAAGATTAAGGCCGCTATTGCAGAAGCAAAACAGAATTATCTTCAGAAGAACTCCGGGAAGAGGCTGCCGGCCGATTTAAAAACTACGCTACATGACGGAGACGGCGAGCGCCCGAATGGCGGCGACTTTGGCCCTGAGTGTGCGGGCTGCTACGTTATGACGGTGAGCTCCAAAAATAAGCCGGTATTGGTAGATAAAAATAAAAATCCGATTACCGACCCGCAGGAATTATATTCTGGCTGCTATGGCCGCGCTATTATCAACTTCTATGTATATGATACCAATGGCAATAAAGGTATTTCCGCAGGATTAAACGGCGTTATGAAATTACATGACGGCGAGCCTTTGAGCGGTGGCGTTGTTACTGACAGCGATTGGGACGACGACTGGGAAGACACCGAAGACGACGGTATGTCTGACCTTTTGGGGTAAACTTTTTAACCGGCAGCGCCGGGGAATTTGGCAACGGTTTGTCACTTGCCCATGTGGGCGAAGCTTCGAGCTTACCATTGAAACCGGATAGCCATTTCCCCGGCGTTTAGTAGGAGGTGATAATTTATGACGACTCTTGCGATTGACTTAGAAACCTATTCGCCGGTCAGCCTGCAAAAGTGCGGCGTACACGCTTACGCTTCAAGTCCTGACTTTGAAATTTTGCTTTTGGGTTACGCTTTTGATGATGGCCCTGTGGACGTGATTGACCTGACACGGGAAGAAATGCCAGAAGATTTAAAAGACGCCATTTTTGACCCGGAAATTTTAAAGACTGCGTTTAATGCCGCTTTCGAGCGTACCTGTATCGCTTCCTATTTTGGAAGGCCTACGCCGCCCGAACAATGGAGCTGTACGGCGGTTATGGCAAGAGAGCTCGGGCTTCCAAGTTCTTTGGAGCAAGTGGGCGTTGTGCTTGGACTTCCTGATGATAAACAGAAATCCAAAACAGGCCGGGCGCTTATCCGTTATTTTTCCGTACCGTGCAAACCGACGAAATCAAACGGCGGACGTACAAGAAACCTGCCAGAGCATGACCCTGAAAAATGGGATTTGTATGTTGAGTACAACCGCCAGGACGTAGAGGCAGAACGGGCAATCAGGAATAAATTATGCCATTTTCAGATGACCCAGGAGGAACAGGCTCTTTGGGTGCATGACCAGCACATCAATGACCGTGGCGTAGGCGTGGATCTGGAACTTGCGGCTCAGGCCGTGGAGATAGACCATGTTATTAAAGACAGACTTTTACAAAGCGCAAAGGAACTAACAGGACTTGAAAATCCAAAAAGTGCGGCGCAGTTAAAAGCCTGGATTGAGGGCACGGCAGGAATCTCAGTAGACAGCCTCAATAAAAAGAATATTGCAGCTGTACGTGCAAAAGCCGGTAATGACAAGGTTGACGCTATGCTTGATATACGGTCAGGCCTTGCCAAAACTTCAACAGAAAAATACAGCGCTATGCTGCGGACCGTCTGCCCTGACGGAAGAATCCGCGGGCTGACTCAATTTTACGGAGCGTCAAGAACAGGCCGCTGGGCTGGGAGGCTGGTACAAATGCAAAATCTCCCACAGAATAAAATGCCGGACCGCGACCTTGATACCGCCAGGCAGCTTGTAAGAGCCGGCGACCTTACCGCTCTTGAATTATGTTTTGACGATATAGCCGGAACCCTGTCGCAGCTTATCAGGACCGCCTTTATTCCAAGGCCTGGCTATCGGTTTATCGTAGCCGACTTTTCCGCGATTGAGGCCCGTGTACTAGCCTGGCTGGCAGATGAGTCCTGGCGTATGGATGTATTTAATACGCATGGAAAAATCTATGAAGCGTCGGCGGAACAAATGTTTCACTTACCCCCAGGTTCCGTAAAGAAAGGCGACCCTATGAGGCAGAAAGGAAAAATCGCCGAATTGGCTCTTGGATATGGCGGAAGCGTCGGCGCTATGAAATCTATGGGCGCATTAGAAATGGGACTGGCTGAGGACGAGCTTAAGCCGATTGTCAATAGCTGGCGAGCAGCGAATACGGCAATTACAAAATTCTGGTGGGATGCTGACGCAGCGGCAAGGCGGACGATTCAGGCGAAGGAACCTGCAATGTTACCACACGGCATGGGCTTTTACAAAAAGGGTCCATTGATGAAATTACGCTTACCAAATGGCCGTACGCTAAGCTACGTAAAACCAGCAATTATAGATGACAGCATCACATATGAAGGAACGCTTCAAAGTTCCGGCGCCTGGGGCCGTATTGAATCATACGGGCCAAAGCTCGTAGAGAATATCGTCCAGGCGACCGCAAGGGATTGTCTGGCAGTCGCGATTGACCGCCTTGAAAACGCCGGTTTTCAGGTAGTGTTCCATGTGCATGACGAAGTTATTTGCGAAGTGCCGAATGGGGTAAGTTCTGCCAAAGAGTTAGGCACGATTATGTCGGAACCTATCGACTGGGCGCCAGGCTTGCCGCTTCGGGCTGACGCTTACGAGTGCGAGTATTACAGAAAGGATTAAGGTAGAATATGACAGTTAACGATTTTAATATCGCGGTTCAGACGCAACTTGGGCTTTGTGAGAGCCTTCTTACAAGCAAAGGGCACGAGTATGCGGCGGACGTATATACAACAGAAAATTCTTTAGTTAAGGGCCAGCCGGAGCCCGACCGGCTCTTACACTTCAAAAAGGCCGCGGCGATTATGAACACGACGCCGAAAGTGGCCTTATTGGGTATGCTCTCTAAGCATATTGTTTCCGTGTCGGATATGTGCACGGATAAAGACACCCGCTATTCCCTTGAAAAATGGGGTGAAAAAATTACGGACAGTATCAACTATCTGCTGATACTCCGGGCGATTGTGGAGGAAGAACAGCATGAATAAAATTGAAGTTAAAATTTTAAATCCTTGGACAATTCCTGATGCAGAACAAATGATGGTCTGCGCAGCTAGGCTTACGCAAAAAGGCCATACCATTCAGAGCCTGCAAGATTTCATGGAACTCTACAATAAAGATTATATGGAAGCGACCGTAGAAAATATGGTAGCTCTGCCCCACCCAACCATACAGAAATTTGCCGTTATCAACGCCGTGGTTGTCGGCGCGTCCAGAAGATTTCTTGCGCAGGTTACCAGGCATCAGAATGAAGTCAAATTTATGTCAGCAAGTTTACAATATAGTGATTATTCCGGCAACTCTGATTTTGTTGTTCCGTATGATATATTGGGAACCAGCCAGGAACACGGTTATATTGCGCAATGCAAAGCGTCTATGCAAAAGTACATGAGCCTTATAGCAGCAGGCGTTGACAATGATTCTGCTGGTTACATAGTGCCGCAGAGCTTACGTAACGTGCTTATTATCAGTGCGACGCCGTATCAATGGAAACACATGATAAGCCAAAGAGTCTGCCGAAGAAATACGCCTGAAACAAGGTACGTTTTCTTGAAACTGTGGCAGCAGCTTTATATGGAAAATTCGGCCCTCTTTTCCGGGTGCGGCCCGTTCTGCATGAACAGTATGTACCATATGTGCAGAGAAGGAAAAATGTCTTGCAGGAAAGAATTTATGACGACTATGACTCCGGCAGATATTCTAAAGGCAGATTTTCCGAAGCTATGCGGATAAAATGGTACCCTATCGACGGCCACCCGAATTATGAGCTTAACCGGCTGGGCCAAGTCAGGAACAAGCGGACCGGGAAAATCCTAAAGCCCTTTGACGACCGCCGCGGATATTTGCGAGTGACCCTTGACGGGGTAAATGTAAAACTTCATATTCTTGTGGCGGAAAAATTTGTCGCAAATCCAGACCCGGTACATAAGACCATTGTGAACCATAAGAAAGGCAATAAGCACGACCCCAGGGCTTCGCAGCTTGAATGGGTAACGCCTTCCGAGAATACTAAGCACGCCTGGGACACCGGGCTTATCAAAAAAAAAAAGCCCAAATTGACCCATATTTGAGTTTTAAGGCTACAGCTAACAAATTGTCAGCCCGAGCCTTTAAAACTCAAATACGGACGAAATAGGAGCCTTTAAAGGCTATCCTGGGCGAAAGGAGTAACGATATGAGAATAAAATTACTTGACTATGGAGGCCGAAAACCAGAACGGGCGCACTATAACGACGCCGGGGCTGATGTTTTTAGTAAAGACCACTTTACTATCTATCCTGGTGAAATAGCAAAAATACCTTTAGGTTTTGGACTTGACCTTCCAGACGGGCTTACGGGTTTTATTTTTCCTCGGTCAAGCCTGAGCGCAAAAGGAATCGTTTGCGAATTGCCGCCCATTGACTCCGGTTATAGAGGCGAAGTTCACGCCGTTATTTCCAATATAAGTAACTCGCCTTACGTCATTACAGAAGGCGACAGAATCGGGCAGCTTGTTATTTTGCCGGTTTTACTGGCTGAATTTGTTTCTGACTTGGGCGCCGAACGAGAAACCGGGGCTTTTGGTTCTTCTGGGAGGTGAAAAAATGCTGATAGATTGTATTGCTGAACTGCTGGGGCGTGCGTATGGCTGTCCCTGCAATTATGGACAGGCGAACGGGCCCGACCTTTCGGAAATATTGGTTATGACGCATTCCGAAAAATGGTTTGAAGAAAATTGTACGCCAGAGCTTGACGACCGCGCGGAAATCTGCTGGAAAGAGGTTTTACTGGCTATGTTAAAAATGAAACCGAGAATTGATAAAGATACTTATTATTTGAATATCGCAAGAGCTGTAGCCCAAAGGTCAACGTGTCTTCATAGGCAGTACGGCGCCGTTATCGTAAACAATGACGAGATTATCGCGACTGGTTATAACGGTTCCCCCAGGGGCGAAGTGAATTGCTGCGACGTAGGCGCCTGCTACCGGGACACGCACGACGTTCCGAGAGATTCCGGGGCCAGCGTGCATGGAAATCAATACGGCTCCTGTGTGTCTCGGCTCCTGTGTGGCGGTACATGCGGAACAAAATGCGATTATCAGTGCTGCCAGAAAGGATATGCAGGGCGCTACCCTTTACCTTGCAAGCCTTGACCCTAAGACAAAACCTGCGCCGTGTAACTTCTGCGACCGGATGATTAAAAATGCAGGCATTATCCGGGTGGTGACCGGTTGAATTCTTTCAAATATGACGGGCCGATTACCATAGCGACGGGTAGCTCGCGAAAATCGGCAAGCTGGAAAAATGAAGAAGTCATGTGGAGCGATTTTGCAGACCGATTGCGGACAGTTACCAGGACGCAGGAAACCCTTGCAGAATATAAGGCCATGAGCAAGCCCAGACGGGATGAAATAAAGGACGTGGGCGGATTTGTCGGAGGTTCCTTAAAAGGCGGACGCCGTAAGGCCGAAGCCATTATACAACGAAGATTATTAACTTTAGACTTGGATTATCTTACAGCCCATGACTCGCCTTGGGAAACCGTAGAGCTTGTTATTGGGTGCGCCGCTGTTCTTTACAGCACGCACTCTTCTACGCCCAGGGCTCCGAGACTTAGACTTGTAATCCCTTTGGCCAGAGCTGTAACCCCTGATGAATACATGGCAGTAGCGAGAAGAATAGCTGGCGACATAGGGATTGACCTCTGTGACGATACTACATACGAGCCGCATAGACTAATGTATTGGCCAAGCGCTTCCAGAGACGCGGACTATTGCTATAAGGTCGCGGACGGCCCCTGGCTGAACCCTGACGAGCAGTTACAGCGATACAATGATTGGAAAGACCCAAGCGAATGGCCCATGTCAAGCAGGAAGCAGGATATTTTACAGAGACTTGCAAAGAAGCAGGGCGACCCGACGGCAAAAAAGAATGTCGTCGGGGCATTTTGCCGGGTGTATTCCATTGAGGATGCGATAGAAACTTTTTTGCCTGAGGTTTATATCAAATGCGGCGAGGGCCGCTACACATACGCCGGCGGTTCTACTTCCGGCGGTCTTGTGCTATATGAAAACGGAAAATTTGCATACTCCCATCATGGGACAGACCCGGCCAGCGGAAAGCTATGCAATGCCTTTGACCTGGTGCGGCTCCATATGTTTGGGGATAAGGACGACGACGCGGCTCCGGGAACACCGGCCGGCAGGCTGCCAAGTTATGCGGCTATGTCCGATATTGCCATCAATGATGAATCTGTAAGGCAGGACTTGGCAATGGCAAGAATGAGGGAGCTCTCGGATAAATGGGACGATTTACCAGAAAACGAAACGGACTGGCTGAAAGAATTAACCATATCGGCAAAAGGCACGTTTGAGAGCACTATCGACAACGCTGCATTGGTGCTGCGGCATGACCCTGAATTACGGGGCCGGTTTTACTATGACGAATTCAGAGAACGGCCAGTTGTAAGCGGCGATTTACCTTGGGAACCTGTAGAGAAACGCGTGTCAGACTGTTGGAGCGATTCAGACGACGCAGGACTCAGGCGGCACTTGGAAAAGAATTACGGAATTGTCAATATGGCAAAAATCCGGGACGCTATAGAGCTGGCAATGCTCTCTTGCAAACGGCACCCAGTCAGGGAATACCTGACAAATCTGTTATGGGACGGCCTAGCGAGAGCGGACACGCTTTTTATTGATTACCTGGGAGCTGCGGACAACGAATACACGAGGGAGGTCACCAGACGGTCGCTTATAGGCGCGGTAGCGAGAATCATGTCGCCTGGCTGCAAGCACGACCATACGCTTGTATTAGTCGGCCCGCAGGGGTGCAGAAAGTCCACGACTCTTGCTAAACTCGGTAAACAGTGGTTTTCAGATTCTCTTTATACCGTTTCCGGCAAAGACGCATACGAACAGCTTCAAGGCTACTGGATTATAGAAATGGGAGAAATGGCGGCAACCAGAAAAGCGGAGCTGGAACAGATAAAACAATTTATGTCGAAGCAGGTAGACAGCTACCGATCAGCGTATGCGAAACGAACGCAGGAGCACCCAAGGCAATGCGCCTTTTTCGGCACGACGAACGACGACGAATTTTTAAGGGATTCTACCGGGGGCCGCAGGTTCTGGCCGGTAACGGTAACGGCGAAAGGCCGGGAATATGCGGACGCCTTGACAGAGGAAATTGTAGACCAGATATGGGCAGAGTCTTTAGTCAGGTATGAAGCCGGCGAACAATGGCATTTAAACGAACGCGTAGAAGCAATTGCGAGAAAGGTCCAGGAGGAACACACGGAAATGAACGGCAAGCAAGGTCTGATAGAAAAATTCTTAGATACTTTGTTGCCGAAAGATTGGGACCGCATGGACCTTGACAGAAGGATGACCTTTTGGAGCGGTGGCTTCGGAGAAAAGGAAGAAGGTACGGAAGTAAGGACCCGTGTATGCGCCATAGAGATATGGCAAGAGCTTTTCAGGGGCGACCCTAAGACGTTTACACCGGCGCAGGCAAGAGAAATTAACGGTATACTCCGGCGGCTTCCAAATTGGAAAAGCCGGACGTCTATGACCTGCGGTATATACGGCAGGCAGCGGGCTTTTGTGCGTGATTCTTTAAGCGAAGCAGCAGAAGCAGCAAATGCAGCAGGCCATTTTGATAATTTGTTAAATTAAGAATTTAAGAATTTTTAAAGGCAGCAGAATAGGTAGCAGATATACGCTAATGCTTATGGATTTAAGAAAAAGCCCTTAGCAAAAAGGGTCAGTTTAAGAATTTTCCATGATTTTAAGAATTTTCCGTGATTAAGAAGTAAGGCCTTTTGCGTTAATGCTTAAAACTTAGCAATACTACTCACAATTTAGGCTAAAAATGCAGCGGGCGCAGCAGTTTTTCACGCCTCTGCTGCACTATCTGCTGACGCTTCCGAGCCTTGATTTTACTGGCTTTTTTATATAGCAGTAGCAAAAGTAGCAGAATTTATATAAGACTTTATAAAAAATAAGAATTTAAGATTAAAAAGGATATAGCAATAAAACTAAGCACTTCTTAAATTGTATAGAGTAATTAAGGTTTTAGCGCTGCACCTGCTACCTGCTGCAGAAATAGGAGGTTTTAAGAAATGCTTGAAAGCACTTTGGAGCAGGCCGTTCGTAAGTATATTCGCTCAATTGGCGGCCGGTGTTATAAGTGGGTGTGCCCTGGGGAAAACGGAGTGCCTGACCGTATTTGTATATTGCCCGGCGGGCGGATAATTTTTATTGAGCTGAAACGCCCCGGAAGAAAAGACGGCATGAGTGAGCGACAAAAGAAAGTATTCCGTGTTTTACATGGTTTGGGCTGCGAGGCCTGGCATATTAATAATTTAGCCGATTTGAAAGCGAGGCTGGAAGGAGGCGGGAACTATGAAGTTTGAAGCGAAGTATTATCAGAATTATTGTATCAATCGAATCTTGAGCCAACCGGCGTTAGGCCTTCTTCTGGATATGGGAATGGGAAAAACGGCAATAACCCTTACTGCGATTGAGCAGCTTGTCTATGATTATTTTTCCGTAAGAAAGGCGCTGGTTATCGCGCCCCTTCGGCCGGCGCTTGAAACATGGCCGACTGAAATTGAAAAATGGGACCATACAAAGCATATGAGTTATTCTGTGGTTATCGGCACAAAACAGGAACGGCTTACTGCTTTAGAACGTGATGCAGACGTCTATATTATCAATCGGGAAAATGTGCAATGGCTTGTAGACTTTTACAGAAAGAAATGGCCTTTTGATATGGTTGTGATTGACGAGTTATCGAGCTTTAAGTCCAATAAGGCGCAGCGGTTCAGGGCATTGCGAAAAGTCCGGCCGTATATTAGCCGGATTGTAGGACTTACTGGTACGCCATCACCAAACGGACTTTTAGACCTTTGGCCGGAAATGTTTCTTCTTGACGAGGGGAAAACGCTAGGTCGAACGCTTACCGTTTACAGGGATTCTTATTTTGTCCCAGATAAGAGAAATGCGCAAATGATTTTTTCCTGGAAGCCAAGGCCAGACGCCGAAAATAGAATTTATGAGAAACTTAGCGATTTATGTGTGAGCATGAAAACAGCGGACTATTTGCAACTGCCTGAACGGGTAGACGTCCGGCACGAAATAGAAACTTCGGAGGAAACTCTTGTCACCTATCAGAAATTAGAAAAAGATATGTTACTTCCTTATGATGACGGGGATATTGACGCGAGCTCTGCGGCTATTTTGGTAAATAAACTTTTGCAGGTAGCCGGCGGAGCAGCCTACAACGAAAATGGCGAAACCCATATTCTACATGATGAAAAGCTGGACGCCCTTGACACTTTGATTGAAGAAGCGAACGGGCAGCCGATTTTATTATTCTATGCGTATCGGCATGAACGTGACAGAATTATGGAAAGGCACCCGGAGGCCGTTGACGTGAAAGACGCTTCGGCGGTCAAAAATTGGAACACAGGCAGTATTCCAATTCTCCTGGCGCACCCGGCGAGCGCAGGCCACGGACTTAATTTACAGTTTGGCGGCCATATCGTTATATGGTACGGTTTACCCCTTAGCCTGGAGCTTTATCAGCAGGCGAACAAGCGGGTACACCGTATGGGGCAGAAAGAAACGGTATTGATTCACCATTTACTTATGAAGAACACGGCGGATATATGGGTATTGGACCAGGTACTTGCGCCAAAGACAGAACGGCAAGACGCGCTTCTCGAAGCATTGAAAGCCAGAATAAAGGAGGTAACATCATGACAGAGAAACAGAAAAAACTTTTGGCAGAAAATCCAAAAGACTTTTTTAAAAGCTGCTGGTACCATAATCAGTGGATAAAGCTAAAGCTGGAAGAAATCCGGCATTATAGGGATATGGCTGTGTCTATTACTGCAGAGATTAAAGAGGTAACTACTTTTGGCCTGACGCCATCTTGTAAGGTAGAAAATTGTGTTGTAGAAATCGTGAGCATACAAGAAGATATTCAAAAAAGAATTTTGGAACTCAGGTCAGACCTTGACGCCGTACAGGAAGCGATTGCTCTTTTAACTGATGAAACGCAAAGACTGTTAATGGACGCCAGATATATCCGGCATATGAAATGGGAAGAAATTGCGATATTGATTTCTTATACACACCGCCGAACCTTGCAGATTCACAGTCTTGCCCTAAGAGAAATTTCCAAAAGAGTTATTTCGCTTTAATTCACTATTGACCCATGTTATAATGCAAAATGTCAAGAAACGAACATGAGTTTGTTTTAGCCGCGGCTCTATACGACCATCCAACGTATGGAGCCGTGATTTTTATACGAAGAAGGTGAAAACGTGGCGCAAAAAAATAATTTAAGCGATAAACAGCAATGCTTTGTGAACGAGTACCTTATAGATTTAAACGCCACGCAGGCGGCAATTCGTGCAGGGTATTCGCCGAAAACCGCAGCAGCTCAGGCGTCAAGGCTGTTAGTAAACGCTAAAGTTTCGGCGGCTATTGCGTGCGCAATGGCAGAACGGAGCAAACGGACCGGCATTACCCAGGACCGCGTTCTTACGGAACTTGCCAAAGTTGCTTTTATAAAACTGACGGATATTATTGACGAAGAAGGCAGGATTAAGCCGGAAGCCACTGACGAGGACAGGGCCTGCATTGAATCTATCAAATATAAACGGACAGATACAGATTCGGGCTGCAGCGAAGAGCGTGAAGTAAAAGCCTCTCCTAAATTAAAGGCCCTTGAACTGATAGGCCGTCATCTCGGTATGTTTGAGTCCAAAGCGTCCAAAGAACAGTTAAAACTTAACCGCGAAAAATTCGAGTATGAAAAAGAAAAGGCCGCCGGAGCTTTTCAGGAATACGAGGATATGACTGATATAGAACAGGATATTTATGGTACCGAAGAAAGCGAATAGATTACGAAAGACTATTCATTTTAATTTTGGCGAAGAGCATAAAGAGTACATCCGGCAATGCAGATACAATACATATAATATTTTAGAGGGCGCAGTTCGTGCTGGCAAAACAGTGGATAATGTTTTTGCTTTTGCCTATGACTTGAAAACCGCTCCTGACCGAATTCATTTGGCTACCGGCTCGACCATAGCAAATGCGAAGCTGAATATCGGTGATGCAAACGGCTTTGGCTTGGAATATATTTTCAGGGGACAATGCCGTTGGGGTAAATATAAAGACAATGAGGCTCTTTTTATCCAAGGGCCGTCTACCGGCAACCAATTACGCATTGTTATTTTCGCAGGCGGCGCAAAAGCTGACAGCTATAAGAAAATCCGTGGTAACTCTTACGGAATGTGGATTGCTACAGAGATAAATTTACATCATGACAGCACAATCAAAGAGGCTTTTAACCGCCAGCTTGCAGCTAAACGCCGTAAGATATACTGGGACTTGAACCCAGAGCACCCGAAAGCTCCTATCTATACGCAATACTTGGATGTATACCAGAAAAAAGCATTAGAAGGGACATTGCTTGGCGGTTACAATTACCGGCATTTTGATATTTTTCAGAATATCAATGTTCCTAAGGAACGCCTGGACGAAATCATTAGTCAGTATGAACCTGGAAGTATATGGTATATTCGGGATATTGAGGGTAAACGCAGTATTGCAGAAGGCTTAATATACATTCGCCTTGCGACAGCGATTGCCGCAAATGATATTGCCTTTCTTATGCCTAAGGCAGAAGTTCAAAAACTTATAAAAAAGGGTGAAATCACGGAAATTACAATCGGGGTTGACTTTGGCGGCAATGGCTCAGGTCATGCTTTTGTGGCGACTGCTAAAACGGCAAGATATGATTCTCTGATTGTGCTGAAATCACGCCGCTATGTAGAGGGTGAGCCTGACCCTGATAACCCTAAGAAAAAACTATATGACATTGACCCTGATATGCTTGCCACTCTCTTTTTGAGATTTGTGCAGTCTATTATTGACGACTACGGTTCGGTATCTAAAGTATACGCAGATTCTGCCGAGCAAGTTCTTATGCGCGGTCTGCACGCAAAATTGAAGAAGAATAATCTTGGAAATATCCGCGTTGTGAACGCATTGAAAAGTAAAATAACCGGCCGGATATTTGCCGCAATTATGCTGGCCGCACAGAGCCGGCTTTTTTATACAGAGGATTGCGAATCTTGGAAAGAAGCAATAAGCATGGCTGTATGGAATCCCAAAAGCCTTGACATGGAACGCCTTGACGACGGTTCCTCTGATATTGATACCCTGGATGCTTTTGAATATACCTATGAACGGGATATTAAGAAATTTACAAGGGGGTGATTGTCACGGCGGTAAAAGATTTTATAAGGAGGTTGATTAGTAAAGTGCTGCCAAAAACAGATTTTGAGAAAAAGCTAAATGTAAAAATTGCGACCTCCAATATTATGGATAATGCCATAAAACTTTGGCTTGATATGTATGAAAACAAACCGCCATGGCTTGGCGGTAAGGCAAACGTAAAAAGCCTGAATCTCCCGGCGGCAATATCCGAAGAATTAGCAAGGCTTGTCCTGACGGAATTTGATTTTGAATTATCCGGCAGCGCACGGGCTGATTTTATACAGGACTCGCTTAAAAATTTTTTATCTAACTTTAGTGACATTGTTGAATTATGGTGCGCACTTGGCGGTATTGTAATAAAACCATACGCAGCAGGTGAAGGTGTAAATCCTGATAGCATTTACCTTGATATAGTACAGGCAAACCGGTTTTACCCTACTGCTTTTAATTCAAACAAGGAAGTAACTGGCGCAATCTTTTTGGAAACAAAGAGAATCGGCGATTATTTTTATACAAGATTAGAGCATCACAATCTTGAAGGTACGCATTATACAGTTATTAATAAGGCTTTTCGGTCTGAACGGGTTAACCCGGCGTATACCGAAGATGATTTTATGATAAATGTATCGCAGCCTTTCCTTACAGAAATAGAGCTTGATACAGTTGACGAATGGAAAGGCTTAGCTCCTATCGCAGAAATGGACGGCATTGAACGTCCATTTTTTGTATACGTAAAAGTGCCGCGGGCTAATAATATTGACCCGCACTCTCCGCTTGGCGCCTCTGTATTTTCCAGGGCCGTTGAAGTCATAGAAGAAACCGACAAACAGTTTTCGCGGATTTTATGGGAGTATAAGGCCACCGAAGCGGCGATTGACGCAGACATATCGCTTTTTGATACAGACAAAAACGGTAACCCGGTTCTTCCAGAGGGGCAGGAGCGACTATTTAGGAATTATGATTTTGAAGGCTCTGAAAATAGTGGTTTTCTGAAAGAATTTTTGCCAGAAATCCGTGACAGCGCTTTATTTAATGGGCTAAATGAATTTATCCGTAAGATTGAGTTTCTTTGCAGCCTTGCTTATGGCACTTTATCTAACCCAAATGACGTTGCAAAGACTGCCACCGAAGTAAAAGCCTCAAAACAGAGGTCATTTACTGCTGTTTCAAGAATGCAAAACGCCTGGGATAAAGCGCTTGACGATATTGTTGCCGTTATCGACACGCTTTGTACGCTTTATAATATCGTGCCGGTCGGAAATCTTGACAAATTATGTACTTGGGGGGACGGCGTTTTAGAAGATACCGAAGCAGAATATCAACGCCGGTGGGCTATGGTTTTGGCCGGCAAAATGAAACTGGAAAAATTTTATGCATGGTACTTTGGATGCAGTGAAAAAGAAGCCCTCGAATACATCCCGGATACGCCGGTTTACCCGCCGGTTGAATAGAGGTGACGCCTAATGCAAACGCCTGAATATCTCGCGGAATGCGTAGATTATTTACTGGGCATGTTTGACGCCTTACAAACAGCTGCCGCGCAAGATGTTGCCCGCAGGATAATAAAAACCGGAACCCTTACAGATACGGCCGAATATCAAATAAAGCGCGCGCAGCAAGCAGGAGCGCTATTGCAGGATATAGCAGAAAAAGTAGCGGATATTTCTGGCCTTACCGACCAGGAAATCATGCGGATATTTACCGAAGCCGGCCTTACCAATATAAAAAATGACGCGCAGCCGCTTTTAAAAGCAGGATATGACGTAGATTTACAGCTCTCTCCTGCTATGTCGGCTCAGCTTGACGCTGCAATCGCAAAAACCCAGGGCGATATACGGAACTTAACCTTAACAACAGGCGCTACTGTTACAGGGCAATATCTGGAAGCTACTAACCTTGCTTATATGAAAGTGTCGTCCGGGGCGTTTACTTACTACGAAGCAATCGCCGAAGCGATAAGGCAATCGGCAAAAGAAGGCAGTTTTGTAAATTACGCATCCGGGGCGCGGTCACGCCTTGACGTAGCAATCCGGCGTTCTGTCCTTACAGGTGTAAACCAGACATGCGCCAAATTAACAGAAACTTATTCTGCTGACCTTGGCGCTGAATACTATGAAGTTACGGCGCATTCAGGAGCAAGAGAATCGCACTCTTATTGGCAAGGGCGAATTTACAAAATTGTAGGGCGCGCGCCAGGTTATCCGAATTTTCGTGATACCACGCATTATGGCGACGGCGACGGTCTATGCGGCTGGAATTGCCGGCATAGCTTTTATCCATATTGGCCGGGTATTTCTTCGCCTGCCTACACAAAAGAAAAATTGGATTGGTACAGCGCCAAACGTTTTGAATATGACGGCAGAAAACTAACAGATTATGAATGTTCACAGATACAACGGGCTTATGAAAGAAAAATACGGGAATCGAAACGGATTCTTGCGAGCTATGACGCGGCAATCAAAGCCGCTCCTGGTTCCTTAACAGCTAAAAGTCTTGAGATGAAATTCAAAGACGAAAGCGCCAAATTAAAAGACACAGAAGCAAAAATGAAAGAGTTTTGTAAACAGACAAACCGAAAAACTGACAGCAAGCGGACTCAGGTTGTCGCTCATATGGACAGCAACGGCCGTATCGTTAACTTTGGTCGTTCTCCTAGCATGAAGGCAGTTTGGGCAAACCGAAAAGCGACGAAGTAACAGGAAGCCCATATTTGAGTTTTAAAGTTTTAATAAATATCTTAAGCCAGGCGCATAAAACGCGAATATGAAGACCGTGGACGTCCTGGGAGCTATATAAATGGAGGCAGTGTATGACAAATGCGAAGAGCGGTTTTACTTAGCCGCCTGGCGGCTGGCTACGATACAGACAGATTTATATTTGAATATAACGGAGAACGTATTAAAAAATTTTACGGGAGCAGGCTTACAGACCTACAGGCTAAGAGCCAGCTCCTGATTGATTTAGGAGGAAAATCCCATGAAGAAAGCGGAATTGTTCGAGCAGTATCAGGAAGCAATAGACACGGGAAAAGAAATTGATTCCATAATTCTTTATATCCATATGCCAGGCGGCGAAGAAGAAATCATTATCAATCCGGCGGTTGCGGATAAGATGGACTATATTGACGACACGTATAATGATGACCTGGTCCACGCGGGTTGTAAAGATATTTTTATCAGGGATGCAATCTTTACCCTTGACGAGGGAGAGGGCTGCGACTTTGGCGCGGCATTGGCCGCATTGAAAGACGGATGCAGAGTTGCCCGCGCCGGTTGGAACGGCAAGAGGCAGTATATCGAACTGGCTGAGAATATCAGTTACCAGAATCGGAACGATGAAATTATTAACTGTGACCATGAAGCAATCGGCAATAAGGCAATCGCCTTTGTAGGCACTTCCGGGGTCCAGATGGGCTGGCTCGCTTCCCAGGCAGATATGCTTGCTAATGACTGGGTTATTTTGGATGAGCCCGATATTCTCGCAGAGGCCGGAGAATCCGCAGGCCAGTACGGTGACGCTCCTACGCTTATGCCCGCAGCGCTTTAGGAAGGCGGTGGTCTTCTCATCTCCCATCTGTGGGTAAAACAGAAGCCCATATTTGACCATATTCGCGTTTTCAGGCGCTGGGCTGATAAAATATAAGCCCAGACCATAAAACGCGAATATGGAGACCGTGGACGTCCAGAAGGCCGTCCTAACAGCTTTTCAGATAACTAACGGACCGAGAGGCCCGTTTTTTTATTGTCCCGGGGCATGACATTTAAACCGCCTTAGTCCCTTGCCTGCCGGGATATAACCGCAGGATAGCAAAACCGGAGTGAACCGGACTTTAAACAAAATCAGCGAAAGGATGGTAAGTATTATGGCTTACGAATTTTTAAAGAAACTCTTTGGAACGCCGAAGGATGGCGAGCAGCCAAAAACAATGACTTATGCAGAGCTTGAAGCAGCGATTGACGGCGCGAAGGATATTAAAATTGTAGACCTGAAAGCCGGCGGTTATGTTGCAAAGAACAAGCTGGATGAAAAAATCACAGAGCTTGCCGGCGTACAGCAGCAGCTTACTGATGCGAATACGCAGATTCAGTCTTTTAAGAACCAGGATGTGGAAGGCATAAAGAAAAAAGTTACCGAATGGGAAACCAAATATAACGCTGACACTCAGGCTCTTAAGGACCAGATGGCTGCGCAGAACAGAAAGCATGCAGAGGAAATGTTTCTTTCCGGATATAAGTTTTCCAGTATCGCGGCAAAAAACGGTATTCTCGCAGAACTCCAGGGCAAAAAATTCCAGATTGATGATTCCGGAACGATTCTCGGAGCCAAAGAGTTTATGCAGTCCCTTATGGAAAATGAAGATTATAAGGGTGCTTTTGTAACTGAGCAGAAAAAGGATGACGACAATCAAAACACGCAGCACCAGCAGACTCCGCCCGTTACACCCCCGGCGCCAAGATTTGCAGGCGGAACCGGCGGAACTACGCAGCCTGGTGGCGGCGCAGTGAATCCGTTTGCCGGATTTGGCGGTTTTACAAGAATTCGTCAGCCTGAAACCAATAACAAATAAGGAGGATTTTGAAATATGGCAGCTTTAAATTATGCTGAACAGTACCAGCAGTATCTTGAGCAGGAATTTCCGTACGTACTGTATTTTGGAGCTTTGTTTGCAGCTCCGAACAATGGCCGTTATAAGTGGGTAGACAGCCAGACAATCAAAGTTCCTACGATTACCACTACTGGCCGTGTTGATGGCGACCGTGATACTATCGGCGCCAGAAAACGTAATTACAACAATGCTTGGACCCCGCTTATTCTGTCTAACCACAGAACATGGCAGACTCTTGTGCATCCGCAGGATATTGACCAGACAAACCAGGCGGCCAGCATTGCGAATATTACCAGGGTGTACAATGAGGAACAAAAATTCCCGGAGATGAACGCGTACCTCATTTCCAAGCTGTATGCAGACTGGACTACAGAAGGCTTTACTGCCGATACTACAGCTCTGACCGAAGATAACGTTCTTCCGGTATTTGACGCGTTTATGACGCAAATGGATGAAAAGCGTATTCCCAGGGCAGGCCGTATTTTGTATGTGACTCCGGAAACTCGGACGAAGATTCAGAATGCGAAACAGATTTACCGTACTATGGATATTTCCAGAGCCAATGCGGCAATCAAACGGGCTGTTACCGCTCTTGACGAAGTGCAGATTCCCGAGAGCGTTCCGTCCGATCTGATGAAAACCGTATATGACTTTACCGAGGGCTGGGCCGTTGATGATTCTGCGCAGCAGATTAACATGCTGTTGGTACATCCGCAGGCAGTCATTACGCCGGTATCTTATGAATTCGCACAGCTTGACCCGCCTTCCGCTGGCAGCCAGGGAAAATGGGATTACTTTGAAGAATCCTTCGAGGACGTTTTTATTCTCCCGCACAAGCATAACGCACTGGCCTTCAGCGTGACAGGAAATGCGGCCTAAGAAATCATATAATCCAGGGGCTTCGTACCGGCTACGGGGTCCCTTGCAATAAGGAGGTAAAACTTATGTTAAAGGCAACAAAAAGAAATCGGGTTCTAAGAATTCCGGATGAAAAAGCAGCTGAGTATAAGAAGCTCGGCTATACTATTACTACCATGGACGGAAATGTAGTCTATAAACCCGAGAACACCGCTGAAAAAGCAAATGCGCTGGCCGCTGAAAACGCCGAGTTGCAGGAGAAACTTCACGAGGCGGAAAAATATGCAGAAAACGCTGATAAGAAAATCGAAGCCCTGGAAGCAGAAAACGCCAAATTGCAGGCTAAGGTTAAAAAGTTAGAAGCTGCAGCGAAGAAAACAGCAAAAACTGCGGCCAATACATAAGGCATGAAGGGAGGCTTTTTATGGCAATACAGAAGCCTTATGCTGATTATGATTGGTATAAAAGCGAATACTTCGGCGTTACTGTACCAGAAAAGGCCTTCCCTCTTTTTGCGGTAAGGGCCTCTTATCTGGTTGATAGTTTAACCGCCGGAAATTTATGTGCTATTGATGTAGCCCCTGATTGTATAAAAGACGCCGTATGTGCGGCTGTCGAAAAACTTTATCAATTTGAGCAAAACCCGGCAAAAGAAATAAAGTCTGAAAATAATGACGGCTATTCTGTAACTTACGCAGATACAAGCGAAGAAAAAGCCTTAGATGATGCAAAAACAGAAATCCGTATGTATCTTAGTACGTCGGGGTTATTATTTAGGGGGTGCCGGAAACGATGACGACTGCAAACCAGATTATTACGCTTTTTAATTCGAGAATAGACAAAGATAGCCGCCGGGAAATTTTTATTCCAACAAACATTTTCGGCGTATCATTTTATGAACTTGACTCTACTAAGTTTACAACTGGCGCACGTTCCGAAGAAATTACGTGTAAAATCCGAATCCCTTTAAATGCTCATATTGAAGCCGGAAGAACGTATTTGCCGGAAAGTAAGTATAAAGCGCTTCCTGATGACGAAGCACTTTTTTACTGGACTTTACAAAAAGGAGCATATATTCTACTTGCCAGCACAGTGGCGACGGCCTGGGGAAACAGTGTGTACGATTTTGACCGTGCAATTACTAAAGAGGAATTGACTTCTTTATGCTCTGAATCTCGTTACACAGGAAGGCTGGTAACAATATATGAGTATTCCGACAACACACAGCGAGGAAGCCGGGCAGTGAAGCATTGGCGAATCGGAGGGAAATAATGGCAAGAAATCAAATCACGACTCCCCGAGGAAGCATTGTACAAACAGGGCATGGAAACGCAAGGCTTGAATGGGACCCGGCTTTTGCCGCAAGACAAAATGAACAATTTAGTCGAAAGCAAAAATTTGTTGATTCGGAAGTCCTGCGCCGATGCAGTCCACGTGTACCGTTTGATACCGGCATGCTTGAAAAGTCTGGTAAACTTGGAACCGTAATAGGCAGCGGCGAAGTTGATTATATTGCGCCCTATGCAGCGGCGCAGTATTACAATACAGCCGAGAGCCGAAGTTATGACCCAAACCGGGGCGGTCAGTGGTTCGAGCGTATGAAAGCCTCTGAAAAGGAAGAAATTTTAGACGGCACAAAGAAAATGAGGTAAGCACTATGAGCGAATCTATTATTGCTGGGATAACCAATTTCTTTATGGCCTGCCCGCTCCTGCAAGACGGCGTTTTTCGTGTTAACGCTTTAGGTGACCAGGCAATAGAATACAATATTGAAACAGGCGTGTTCAATCCTGTTTTGAAGCGGTACGTTAATGGCAATACCTTACGTCAATATCAATTTAACTTTGTAAGTCGTGAGTATTACGCTATGGACCGTATTCAGAACATACAAAATAGCGAATTTTATGAGCAATTTGCTAATTGGGTTGAAGAACAGGATAGCCTGGGGAATTTCCCTGAACTTCCTGAGGGCTGTGCGCCCGACAGTCTGTCCGTTTTATCATCCGGCTATATCATGGATATATCCATGCGTAATGCCAGATACCAGATACAGTTACAATTAGTTTATTACAAGGAGGCTAAGAAAAATGAATAAAAGCAGAACCGTTATTCGGCGTCATCAGTACGCAGATTATTTGAATGTCGGTACCGCCGAAACCGCAAAATGGGTGCTTATGGGAACAGGTTTTACTACTTTGGATGAAGAACCCGGAGCCCAGACAGAAAGTGTAAAATACGTAAATGAAGTCAGCGCTTCTTCTTCAATCGTCAGCTATGAAACTACATTTCCGTTTGAAGCAGAACAGATTGCGACAGAGGAAGCTATTACCGCGATATATGAGGTTGGCCGCAACCATTATGTAGGGTCAGACGCTGAATTTGAATATTGCCGCGTAGAACTCTGGAATCCCGCCGGAGCAGACGCAAGTGCCAAAAATAATTTTGAAGCTCGTAAATTCGTAGTCGCTGCAGAAGTTGCAGACTTTACCGGCGAAAATAAAATGACTATTTCCGGTAACCTTAACGCCGTAGGTGACCCAATCCTTGGTACATTTGATACTACCACCCTTGCTTTTACCCCGGCAACCTAAATTAGAAAAGGAGAAATCAGCGTATGAGTAAAATAATGATTAACAATGTTACATTGGAGCTTGACTTGTTGGACGCTGACGCAATGGAAATTTACCAGAAATCTTTGAATAATACCATGACAGCGTTGCAGGAAGCGCAGAGTAATAATCAGGGCGAGAATCAAAATTCGCAGATAGCTTCCGTAATGCGGTTACAGTGCCAGCTTACCGAAAAATTTGTCGATCATATTTTTGGCGAAGGCACGGCCAAAAGATGTTTCCCAAGGCCGAATCATTTGGGAGACCATCTGGCCGCTTTTACAATGATATGCGACCAGGCAAATCAGGCAGTACAGGAAGCCAAGTCTATCACAAATAAGTATTCCGGCGCCCGGTTAAACCGTGAGCAGAAGCGGGCGCAGGATAAAAGAAACAACAAAAATAAATCCGGCGTGTATCCTGTCAGATGAACATGTTAATTGACCTACTGCCGGAGTGCGTGAAATTAGGAGGCACGGAATACCCAATCAACACAAATTTCCGAGCCTCTATTCTTTTTGAGCTTATGATGGAAGATGACTCGATTCCTGATGACGAAAAAGCTATTAGAGCTCTGGAGCTTTATTATCCTGAACGGCCCCCTCAAGCATTGCTTCATGAAGCAGTAGACGCCCTTTTGTGGTTTTATAAAGCAGGCAAAGAAGAAAAAGCAATGAGGCCAAAAGTTAAAATGGACGGCAGCGTAGCAGATGAAGAGGAAGAAATCGAAGACCGAATAAAACGTATTTATTCTTTTGAGTACGACGATGATTATATCTATTCTGCATTTCTTACACAGTATCACATTGATTTGCAGGATATAGATTATCTGCACTGGTGGAAATTCAGGGCTATGTTTAGGGCGCTTGATGAGAATTGCCAGTTTTGTAAAATCATGGGCTACCGGAGCATAAAAATCAACAATAAGATGACGAAGGAGCAAAAAGCATTTTACCGGCATATGAAAGCGGCTTATGCGCTTCCCGTACCGCTTGAAGAACTGGAACGCACGGACGCAATCACGCAGGCCCTCCTTAACGGCGGCGACCTTACGAGCCTGTTATGACAGGAGGCTATGCCGATGAACAAAAAAATTAAGGTGCAGTGCCCTGTATGCGGTTATAGAATGCCGGTTTTTTATGATGAAAAAGCAAATTGTGAAGGAGCCTTTATTACTTGTAAGGGAAGAAACTGCAGGACCACATTTGAAATAAAAATACATAACGGGAAACAGATTAAGTAGTGCCATTATGAGCCGATAATCGCAACCCTTTTTATGAAAAGAGGTGAGACTTTTGGCTTATGATGGCACTCTGAAATTTGACACGCTTATTAACACAAAAAGTTTTCAGGCAGGGCTTGACGGTATGTCAAAAATTGCCGGCAATGCCATGAAGGCTACTACTGCTGTTATTTCCACTGCCGCTACTGCGGTACTCGGGATTGGCACGGCAGCCGCTAAAGTTGGCATGGACTTTGAGGCCGCAATGTCCGAAGTCCAGGCCTTATCTGGCGCTACTGGCAAAGAATTTGATATGCTGGAACAAGCTGCGATTGATGCCGGTGCGTCAACAGTATTTAGCGCTTCGGATGCGGCTGCAGCTCTAAAATATATGTCCCTCGCGGGCTGGGACGCTGAAAAGTCTGCAAAAGAATTAGGCG